TATGAATTGCAGACATTGTTCTGCTTCCTCTTTCCAACAAGGCCACGGTCGTTCCCACTGCTGCTTGTTGATTCCCATCCCCTACTTGCATGTCAGCTATTGAAGCAAATCGCTGACCTGCTGATACAACGACCCCCATAAGTTGTAATAAAGTTTGTGAAGGTTCTTTATAAGGTAAAGTCATAAATGCATCTCTTAAATTTCCTCCTGGTGCATCTACATCTCTCCATTCACCCGGTTGAATAGATTGAGCATCATCTCTAATTCTAATTCCTCTCATTTTAAATCCTGCTGGTAAATTAGATAAAGTTCCCGCATCAATTAATTGTCTAAGTGCAGAAGTTGCAGTTCTAGATAATCCACCAATCATATGAATTAATCCAAAACCATAGAATCCTAAACCTGGTAAAAATTTAAAGTGAACGAAATATTGAATTTTATTTTTTTTAGGATCACCTATTTCGTAATTTCTACGAATAGATAAAATTTCACGAGAGCCTTCTTCTATCGTCACAATATAAGGAAGTTTTATTCCAGTCATTTCCCCGTTGGGATCACGATCTTCAAAGCCCTCAAGATCTAAATTTACATGACACTCAATTAAAGTAAAGATATCTTCATTACCTGATTTAGTGACTCCTTCGATTTCTCTCTCTTTTGATTTTACATCATCTGCTTCAGTAACAGAATCATCACTTGGCAATAAATCTATATCTTTGTAAAATCCAGCGACTTGTTGTTTTCTTAATTCATTTGCAGAAATTTTTATAACATGCATAATTGCTTCTGCATCATCTAATGATGTTGCTGCATAAGGAACTACTAAATCTTCTGCTGGTACAAATTTTGAAACAGCTCTACCAAGTAAATCATCATAGTAAACTTTTTTAAATGTAGATCCTGATAATGGTAAATAAAATAACATTTGATCAAATTCTGGTTCATATTCTTTCATGACATCCATAATTTGATAATTCATAAAATCTCTAACACGAGTTGCTTGATCTTCTTTTTCTCTTGAGGAGTTTCCAATTATTTGAGTTCTAACCGGTCCATCTGCTGGTAATAATTCTTTATAAGCTAATGCTTGAAACTGTGTTACTGCTTCTGCTAATACTGGATGAGTTGCACCTGATGCTCCTTGAAATGGTTCTGTTCTTTGATCATATTTAAATCCAAGTAAATCTAAACCTTGTGTATAAGTTTGTTCCCAATCTCTTCTTGAATTTTTATAGTCTTCAAAATTTTGATATAGCTCTGAACCTAAAGGTCCTAAAATATTTTCTGGTAATAACTCTGCTAAATTATCAAAATGATTTATACTTTCACCTTGATTAAAAGCTCCTGGTTGAAAATTAATTTCAACTCCACCATCTGCCGTTGGTGTAATTTCTGTGTTACCTATATCTGGAATAGATTCTTGAATTTCTACAATTTCTTCAATTGCAGCTTCTGGATTCTCTATTTCAATCTTATTTGTAACTTCGTTTGGAAGTGACTTGTCTATAGTTGCCATTTAATTTCTCCGAACTTACTATCTTAACCTTATTATATGTAACATTCAAGCCCTGTGGGTTAGGACCTGATTTAGGTGGTATAGTTGTTGTTAATTTTTTCATTATATTCCAAAAGAAGAAGGAGGAAGATTAACCTTATATCTTGCAATCAATGAATCTAATAAAGGATCTCCTGTGCTTGGATTATATAATGGAGCATATAAAGGAATTGTGGTTATTCCTCCTGCTCCTCCTGCTGAAGGACTAGGTGCTGGTCCACTTTGAACTGAAGTTGTAGCTTGTGAATAATCATCTGGAGCAGTTACACCTCTTCCAATATTAGATCCTATTTGTGATCCAACGAATCCTCCAATAGGTCCAGCAATTGCTGTTCCAATTGCTCTTCCAATATTAGCTGGATTTGTTGCAAAGGATGTTACTTCAGAAATAGCTTTATTAGCAACATCTGAAAGAGTGCTCATAATACCAGTTTGAGCTGATATACTTTCATCAACATCAGATGCAAAAGTGTCTGTTTGACCAAATCCCGTTTCACCCATTCCTGCTGCTTCTCCTGGTCCTGGTCCAGTGTCACTACTAAATCCTTCTGATCCTCCTGGTCCAGATACTCCACCTGAATCTCCTGGTCCTGGCCCTCCGTGTCCAGTTCCATCATCTGATCCTCCTGGACCACTATCTCCTGCATCACCACTATCTCCTGAATCTCCACTATCTCCTGAATCTCCACCACCATCACCACCGCCACCATCTCCTCCACCACCGTCACCACCACCCGCTCCACCACCAGATCCTTGTAATGATGGAAGTCCAAATGGACCTTTGTTAGGTTTACCTTTTAATGAACTATATAAATTTAAATCTATTAAAATTTTTTCTTCGTCTTTTGTAATGTAAGCAAGATGTGCAACAGGATGATCTTTAGATGATCTCCATTTAACTGGAGCATTAACTGTTTTTTGTTTTCCTAAAAAATTTAAAACACCACCTTGTTTTACAGGTTTTGTTTTACTTGGTTTTTCAATATTGATATCGTATTTAATTGTCTTCTCAATCATATTAATAATATGTTCTATTTACCCTTGGGGTAGGTTCATCTTTATAGTCTTCTGGATGAGAAATCAACCCACCTTGTCTAAATCTCATTAGAGCTTGGGTCATAGAATCTACTAAATCGTCATTATCTCCATGAGGAAAAGCAGCACATTCTTCAATAACTTCCTGTGCAAATTGTTTACCCTTTGGAGCCCATATTTTTCCAGATTCAAATAATGGTGCAACAGCATTGACACGTGCATGTTTATCATTACCTTTTGATGGTGAATAATTAACAACTGGTATTCCCATTTGTCTAAGTTCATAAGTTAATGGAAGACCAGATGCTTTAGCTTCAACTAAAACTGTTTCAGGTTTCCAATACATATATTGTTCGTGAGCCAGGCGCCTTAGTTCAGGAAACTCTACTCGTTTTTTAATCGCATCAAGTAATATTAAATTTGGACCAGAGTCCTGATTTGGATAGAACACGCCCCAAGTAGTAATTGCAGAATAATCCGCAGTTTCTTTTTTTAAAAATGCAGTATCATAAGATTGAATTACATGTTCAATTGCAGGCACATAATCTTCTTCCCAATCCTGCCACCATTCACGTTTGATAATTGCTCCTTCTTCTGAAGTTGGATTTTGCATGTATTGTGCATTCCATTTAGAAACACCCGCTGAAGCTTTAACTGCTAGCAAATCTTCTAACTTCCAATATTGTGGCCACACAGGTTTACCACTTGGCATGATAGCTGGAAATTCTACAACTTCCCATTTATCAGCTTTATCTTCTGCTCCTTGAGCCTTGATCAATTGTGCAGTTAAATCTTTTGTACTCCATCTGGTCATAACTAAAACAATACGTCCACCAGGTTGCAATCGTTGACGAGGTCCTGATGTGTACCATTCATACGCTTTATCAAAAGCTGTTGTTGAATTTGCATCTTGTTCTGAATGTGGATCATCGATGATGAGTAGATCAGCACCTCTACCGGTTACCGCACCTTGGACACCGACAGCAAAGTATTCACCACCTTTATTAGTTTCCCAACGTCCAGCTGCTTTTGAATCTTCTTGTAATCTTGTATTAAATATTTCTCTGTATTCAGCTGAGTCAATTAAGTTTTTTGTTTTACGACCAAATCTTACTGCAAGTTCTGCTGTGTGAGTTGCTTGAATAATTTTTAATTTAGGATCATTACCAATCATCCATGCTGGTAAAAAGTATGATGCAAATTCTGATTTAGTGTGCCTTGGCGGCATATTGATAATTAATCTTGTAAGTTCTCCAGATCTCAATCTATTAAATTTATCTGCAATAGTTTTATGATGAGAGCCTTCAATAAAATCTGGCCAAATGTATTTTACAAATGTTAAAAAATCAGAACGTATTTCTCTATTTTTTACTTTATGAATTTTAGTTAAAAAATCTAATTTCCAATTTTTTCTTACACTAGGATCAGTAATGTTATTAATTTTTTTTAAAATATCTTTATCAAGCATAATATCTATTATGGTACCTAAATTGTTTTTAACACCCCCGGGGGTATAAATCCATAGGTAATTTGGAACCCAAAACGAATTTATTAACTATGACTATGTAAATCTTAGACTAAAGGGTATGTCTGGGACCCCTTTAATTAATTTAC